TTGCGGACGGTTTGCTTACAATACATTTGAAGCGCATCGTTCCAGAAGAAAAGCGTCCCCGTATTATTTCAATCCAAAACGGGGAACAAACAAATGGCACACAAAGTCAACAGCTTCTTAACGAAGCTGCTTCATAACATTGAAAAAGCTCGCGTTGCTCGAGTAAAACACCAAATCAAATCTCTAGGATACATGCAAAATGTTGACTAAAGCACTTGACTGGTGGCGTTGGCAAATGCTTACGCCTGAGGAGAAATTCCTTATGCGTTCAGTAGATGCACACGATCTTGAGTATCGTCAAAAGAAATTAGTGTATGGTTATAGGCCACGCTAATTCAGGAGAACCCAGGGAGAGGGCAATCCCGTCCTCTCCCACACTTTACACACAGGATGGAAATATGTTATATTTCTACTACAAAGACAGAGAACAGGAGACAGAACAGATGAAAAATCCATATGAAATCAGACTCGATGTATTGAAGATGGCCAAGGAAATCCTTGACAAACAATACGAAGCCAACTATCAAATGGCTAAACAATCAGTCGAGTTTATGAAAGAAGCTGGTAAGCCTTTCACAGGTAACATTGATTCGTATCTTCCAGATATGTACAAGCCAGAAAATGTCATGGAAAAAGCACAGGAACTCTATCAGTTCATTATTAAAAAAGACTAAAAAGTCTTAATAAAGAAGCCGATATAAATACCTCCATGGAAACGTGGAGGTATTTTTATGATCTTAGAAGATGATAAAGGTAATGTGGTTGATTTCTTTGATAAATTGCCGGATGAGCCAATAGCTTTGGAATTATCAGGCGGAACGGATTCTGCTTTAATATTATATTGTCTCGGCATGACGTACAAGAATAAATCTTATAAAAGTAAAATATATCCTTTACACGGTTACGATTTGGTAAGAAAAAATGCAATAAGTTGGAAACCATCAGAAGACGTAACAAGATGGATAAAAAATAAAACCCAATCTAATAATATAGAAGACCTTTACGTTTTTTCATATCTTAAGGAAGACCGTAGTAAACAGGCCTATCATAGGCCAATTCATGACTATTATAAAATAAGATATAATATATCAGAGGTTCTTATGGGTATTACTCAGGCACCCCCAGATATGGATCGACCTAATCAAGATCTGTTAACTATGGAACGAATAAGACAACTTGCTGATACCAAACTTCCTCTCGGAAGAGTTGATAAGAAGTTTGTAGCTCACCAATTCCAAAAATTAGGATTGCAAGAGTTATCTACTTTAACGGTTAGTTGCACAGAAGATAAAATTGGACCTTGTAAAGACTGCTGGTGGTGTTATGAAAGGTTTTGGGCATTTGGATCTTATGATGGAGGAGCATATGATTTTTGAAGACGATCGAGGTAATGTGGTAGATTTTTTTGATAAATTGCCGGATGAGCCAGTAGTTGTACAAATATCAGGGGGAATAGATTCTGCTGTACTTTTATATTGTACAGGTATAACCTATAAAAATAAATCTTATAAAAGTAAAATACACACTATACATGGTATAAATCTAAATCGATCCAAAAAACGTACTTGGCCATATGCGGAAAATGTTGTAAATTGGATAAAGGATCATATAAAATCGACTAACATAGAGGATCTTTACTCTTTTCCATATTATAAAACCCAAGCACTGTATAAGCCTTATCACGTTGCAGCAAAGGAATATTATAAAAGAAGATATAATATATCTAGATTTTTAGATGGGTTTAACCAATGGGCTATACCAATGCCAAATGATCCACATGCAGCTTTTTTGAGTCCGGAGGATATCGCTGCCATGGCTGACCACACGTCACCCTTCGGAAGAGTTGATAAGAAATTTCTAGCCTACCAATGTAAAAAATACGGATTACATGAATTAACAGCTTTGACCTGGGGCTGCATCACTGATAGAGTTGTACCGTGCCAAAATTGTATAGGATGCATAGAAAGACGTTGGGGATTTGGAACATATGATGGGGTATACATGAGCGATTAATTTCGGTATAATGGTTGCAACCATGGAGGAATTATGAAAGCATTTTATACATCCGTCGATACGTACATGAATCGTATCGTGTATCGTGGCTACAATGAAAACGGTCGGCCAATCTCTACTCGATACGAGTTCGAACCTACATTATTTGAACCATCTGATAAGCCTACTGGCTTTAAATCTATTCACGGAGAAAACGTAAAACCTCGGACGTTCCGATCTCCTAGTGATATGCGGGACTGGGTTAAACAAAAGTCTGAATTCAGTAACTCTACACCTTGGTACGGTATGGATCGTCCAGTCATACAGTTCCTTACTGAAAAATTTCCCAACGAAATAGAATTTGATCCTAAGCTTATTCATGTAGCTAATATCGATATCGAGGTTCACTCTGAAGACGGATTTCCTAATCCAGACGAGGCATTGCATCCTATTACTGCTATCACTGTTAAGTCTAGCAGATCGTCAGTGTATCATGTTTGGGGTATGGGTGATTACGATCCTGAGCTATCCCCACATAAGCATTTGCTTATACAATATCGTAAGTGTAAATCCGAAGAGGAATTATTAGCAAAGTTTCTAAAGTTTTGGTCTAAAGATTATCCAGACGTCATTACCGGTTGGAACATACGATTCTTTGATATACCCTACATTATTAACCGTCTATATCGGATTGGTTCTGTAGAAGCTGTGAAACGTTTATCCCCATGGGGTAGCGAGCCACGTGAAAAAAAGGTTCAATTCAAAAACAAAAATATGGATTCCTATCAGATTACTGGTATATCCCAAATGGATTACTACGATCTGTTTACTAAGTTTGGATATAGCTACGGTGCACAGGAATCATATCGATTAGATCATATCGGTTACGTTGTACTCGGTGAACGTAAACTATCCTATGAGGAATACGGTTCACTTCGTAACTTGTACAAAGAAAATCATCAGCTCTATATTGATTATAACATCAAAGACGTTGAGTTGGTTCAGCGTATAGATGATAAGATGGGGTTGATGGATTTAGCTTTTACCATAGCATACAAAGCATGTGTAAACTTTACTGATGTGTTTGGTACTACCTCAATCTGGGATTCGATTGTGTACCGAGAGTTATGTAAGAAAAACATCGTAGTTCCTGCTATGGCAGATCGGGAAGAGATCGCGGCAATAGATGTTAAGTTTGCTGGTGGCTATGTGAAAGAGCCACAGATTGGTATGCATAACTGGGTAGTTAGCTTTGACCTTAATTCTCTGTATCCGAACATTATTGCACAGTGGAATATGTCACCAGAAACGATCGGTGGTGTTGATACCGGCGGGTCAAATTGGCAATTTGACTTTCCCCGCAGCAATTATACTAAAGCTGCTAATAACTCTCTATATCGTAAAGATGTTGAAGGTATTATGCCTAAGATTATTATTGACTACTATGCTGAGCGTAAACAAACTAAAAACGCTATGTTAGCAGCACAGAAAAAGTATCAGTCTTCGCGCACGGTCGAGCTCGAGCGCGAGATTAGTCGATATGAGAATAAACAGATGGCTATTAAGATTTTGCTTAACTCTTTGTTCGGTGCACTCGGGAATAGATGGTATCGTTACTTTGATCTACGTATCGCCGAAGGTATTACTCTTACTGGTCAGTACGTTATTAAGTGGTGTGAAAAAGCTATCAACGATGAGATGAACAAACTTCTAAAAACTGATAAAGATTATGTGATAGCTATTGATACTGATTCAGTCTATGTAAACTTCTCATCATTGGTCGAGAAAATAAACCCACCAGATCCGGTCCAATTCCTATCGGATATTTGTGAGAAACATTTCAATCCGATGTTCGAAAGATCTATGGAGGCACTATTCAACGAACGTAACTGTAAGACCCCTCGTATGGTAATGGAACGTGAAGTTATCGCAGATCGTGGCATATGGCAGGCCAAGAAACGGTATATCCTAAACGTACACAATTCTGAAGGTGTTCAGTACGCTGAGCCGAAGATGAAGATCATGGGCATCGAGGCAGTTAAGTCCTCAACGCCCGAAGTCGTACGCAGTAAATTCAAAGATGTTTTCAAGTATATGCTATCCGGTGATAAACATAATACGCAAAAGTTTATTGCCGATTTCCGCAAAGAGTTCAAGCAATTACCTCCTGAACAAGCATCATTCCCACGTGGTGTTAATGATGTTACTAAGTGGTTCAAGCCCAATAGCATATATGCTAAAGGTTGTCCTATCCACGTCCGCGGCTCTTTGCTTTACAATCATATTCTAGACAATAAGAATCTAGGCAACAAATATGAAAAAATCAAAGATGGTAACAAGATCAAATTTGCTTACTTAAAGCTGCCTAACCCAATCCGTGAAAATGTCATAGCTTTCCCTGACTACTTACCCCCCGAGTTTGGATTAGATAAGTACCTAGACTACGATAAGCAATTCGAGAAAACATTCCTTGAACCAATCGAACCAATCTTGGCAGCTATCGGTTGGGAGTCGGAAGAAAAAGTCACACTGGATGATCTTTTCGGTTAACAAATATATTAACATGTGGTATAATATACACATTCAGAATGGAGTTATTCATGAGTAAAGATTGGGTTCGTGACATCAGCACGATGCATTTGAAGATGGGCGTACATGGTTGGATCCGTGATATAGAAAGACAAAGACGCCATGGTACACCTGAGGAGCAAGAAGAAGCTAAAGAGCTTATGCGAAAGTTCTTGGTCTTTAGACTTCATTTCCTTGAAGAAGAACTAGAGGAAACTAAAAAGGCTGTAGCTCAGAAAGATCCAGAAGAAATCGTCGATGGCTTAATTGATCTCTGCGTTGTTGCTATTGGTACGTTAGACGCATTTGGTGTAAATGCTCATAAGGCATGGGATGAAGTTTATAATGCCAATATGAAAAAGCAACCAGGTGTAAAGAAGGAACGACCTAATCCACTAGGATTACCAGATCTAATTAAACCCGAAGGTTGGACCGCTCCTAGCCACAACGGAAATCATGGAACATTGGATAAGCAATGAGAAAACTAAAAGAAACCGATTTTGTTGGAGCTGCCCGCGGGTTTGCTGGTGGTCTGCCTAGATCCGAAGAAACGAGAGAGATGTTTACATATCTCGAAGAAAATTATGATCCTGAATGGATATTAGAAATAGGATTTAAATTCGGCGGATCTGCAACATGGTTTCTAGAGACGTTCCCGTTTGCTAGCTTAGTTAGTGTGGATCCAATGGCATATGAAATAGCCGGAAAGCCTTGCTGGCGATTATTATTAGCAAAATATCCTAAACGATTTCATTTTGTTAATCGCACGTCTTGGCACGCTATTCAATCACAAAAAGGAAGATTGAAAGATAGTATCGGTCAATTTGATTTTGCTTTTATAGATGGCGATCATTCAACTGGTGGTGTAGTAAATGATATAGAAAGCATAATGAAACTACAAATACCAACTATATTGATTGACAATATGGAAGTGCCAGATCAACAAAGAGCAGTTTCATTTTTTGAAAAGAATTTAAAATTTATAAAACAATTTGACTACATCCCGCAGAAAACAGACGTTTATCCCACTAGATGTTGTAGGTTATATGATGTTATCAGCTACGATTTTTAAAAGCCAGTTCGATAATAAAACACATCGTCGGATGGATTTCGATACATTCGTCCAGTTTGAATCATTGTTGTATAAATTATCTGAACAACCAAAAGGAGGTAAGAAAGATGCGGAGCTTATGTCACCTGCTATTTACGAAGCTGGGACTACACGAGCCAACAAAAATGTATTGGCTTGGGCAGGTTGGGCTGCTGTTGATGTTGACGACCATGAGTTCGGAGGCGATATAGAAAATGAACTTAGAAAACGTTATGGTGATCACCGCTGGGTGTGTTATTCTACTGCTAGCTCTACACGCGATTTTCCGAAATTCCGCCTTGTGTTCGAGCTTACAGAATCGGTCGAATCATCTGAGATCAAGCATTTCTGGTATGCCCTCAATACAAGTCTCGACAATATCGGAGATAGACAGACTAAGGACCTTAGTCGGATGTATTACATACCTGCTGATTACTCAGATTCTTTTAATTTCATATTCAGTAATCACGGCAAGCCTATTAATCCACGCGAGTTAATGGATGCACATCCATTTGCTGAGAGGAATAAGAGTGGAGCCACGTTTCTCGATCGACTTCCTCCTGAGCTTGCCGAGCAAGTCGTACAACATCGTAAATCGATGATGGAAGCTAAAGATAGCAATGTCGTTTGGACTTCTTATCACGATTGCCCATTCTGGCCAAAGCGTTTGGCAGCAGAATATCAGACTATAAGTAACACAGGTTGGTATCATAAGATGTACCAGATTATGGTATCACTTGCTGCACGTGCACTTGAAAGGGAATATCCCATCACGGCAAATCAGATCGCTGATATGTGTAAACAGTTCGATCTGGAAAATGGTAGCTGGTACGAAAACCGCCCGCTCGAGATGGAAGCAGATCGAGCACTTGAATATGCTTATAGGAGCACATAAAATGACACTATTAGAAAAGTATGATCACGTTTGCGAAATCATTGACAACCTTAAGCTCCAACTTCAACCTCATGACACTGGTCATATTCATACTGCTATCAGTGTACTCGAGGGAGAAAGAAAGAAGCTTCATGAGAAAATTACCCTATTAATAGGTGCGGCATGATCGCCGGTAAGGTGTGGGGAACAACCGAACTTATTGAGCAAAACGGAGTATTAGAATTCCATCGAATTGTAATTGATAAGGGTGGTGTTTGTTCTAAGCATAAGCACGAATATAAATGGAATGGTTTCATGGTAGAAACTGGATCATTGCTTATTCGGGTGTGGCAGGATGACTATGACCTAGTTGATGAAACTATTGTTAATCCTGGAGAATACACCAAGGTAAAACCAGGACTATATCATCAGTTCGAAGCTCTAGAACGCACGGTCGGATATGAATTGTATTGGGCTGAATTTAAGCACCAAGATATTGTACGTGAAACCGTAGGTCATGTAAAAGGAAGTGTTTACAAAAGTAATGAGCTTTCATCAGACCCTGCAGCATGGAAAGGTATTGATGCAGAAAAAGAAATGAATAAGATGCCTAATTATATAGAAGATGAAGACCTAGCTGAATATCACGAATATATTCGAAAAAATTACAAGGAAAGACCTTTATTTGATTAAAAAGGGGGTTTACATTTAATACGGATTGCGGTATAATAATATAATCAATTGGGAGATTATATCATGAATGCTGATTTCGTAAACTCACTCCAGAGTCTTTCTCTGGACTCTTGTAAAACTTCAGCTATTGAAGAAGTAGCTAAACTCAAACAAGACACGATCCAACAAAAAGCGAAGCGTAGCCGGATTATCCGTGACATAGAGGTAGCACCCAATAAGAATGAGGTTATCCGCATTTGCTATCAATTAGTTCTTGCATCTGAAGGCCTTCGTACTACAGGATCTCAGTTCGATAAATTTTACAAAAGCATATAAGGAGAATATGGATTGTCCTGCGTCGGTCTAACAGCGTCGGCATTTGACCTTCTTCATTCAGGTCACGTGTTAATGTTAAAAGAGGCAAAGACTGTTTGTGACTATCTAATTTGTTGTTTACAAGTAGATCCGTCATATGATAGAATAGAAAAGAATAGACCAGTTCAGACCTTGGTAGAAAGATACACTCAGCTCGAAGCTGTGAAGTATGTGGATCAGATTATCCCATACCAAACTGAATCGGATCTTATGGATATACTCATGGCTTATCCAATCGATATTCGGATCATTGGTGAAGAATATCGAGAGGCTGATTTCACGGGTAAATCCTTTTGTGAACAGAACGGTATTAAGATCCATTACAATTCCCGCAAGCATAGATTTAGCACTAGCGGGTTAAGAGAAAGGGTTACGAATGAACAGAGTGTCGGGAAGAACCTTAGCCGAGGGACTCCTGAATCTACGGAAACTTCTACTCCGCCAAGGATACGAGTTCCAGAGCAAGACCTGGCAGGGGACGAGCTCTCCTCCGATTTTCTTGGAGATCCTACATGCGGACCTGGTTGCTAAGATGTATGATGATGCCCAAAAGGCATCTGATGAACTCGGCGCATCACAACCATGGGCAGATGTACATTTTAAAGAACGTACAGGTGGCGAACCCTTAAATCCGCCACCTTCACATGTTATGTGGCTTAAGGATACGGATAAGTATATGTCTGAAGGACAGCAGGCATTCTCTCATTCGTATCCTGAACGTATGTGGGCACCGAGCATGGACGGCATTCGTTTCAAGACCGGTAATCTTGGCGATGCCGTTGAATTGCTTAAGAGTGATCCTACTACACGTCAGTGCTACGTTCCTATGTGGTTTCCTGAAGATATTGTAGCAGCAAACCAAGGTGAACGTGTACCGTGTTCCTTTGGTTGGCATTTCATGGAACGTGGTGGTCAACTACATTGTTCCTATCACATGCGCTCTTGCGATGTTGTAAGACATCTACATAATGATTTATATTTCGCTAATCGTTTAACCCAATGGATGATTGAGCAAAGTGGTCTCGATGTTGAAGTAGGGTATTTACATTTCAGCTCAACTAGTTTACATTGCTTTGTAAACGATCGATATGCTTTAAAGCAATTAACCAACGATGATGGAGTGGTTGATTGGTCAGCATTTGAAGGAGCACCAGTCTAATGTGTGGATTCATAGCATATAAAGGCGATGAAGATCTTGGCGACATGCTATTATCTCATATGTCTTATCGTGGTCTTCCTGGCTTTGAAGCGGTCTATTACGATAAGCCGTACGTCTTTGCCCATATTGCTTTACCATTTGTTAATCTAGATCCAGCAGTTGCTGTCCAACCAGTATTCACCTCAGGTGTACCAGGCTTATTCGTCGGTGAGGTCTTTAATTACGATACCCAATATCCTACTGATGGTCAATATGTGCATCAAATGTATCGTATGGGTGGTCATAGGGTGTTCCACGATTTTGACGGCTTTTGGACCTATGTTACTCTTGCAAATGGTAAGCTTATAGGTTACACAGATTATCTTGGTCAAAAGCCTTTATATTATCGTACAGATCTAGAAGCTATGGCGTCTGAAATCGAAGTACTAAAACTACTTGGTCCTAGTACTATCGATGAGGTGTTCATGTCTAACACTATGAAGTGGGGCTATTCACCTGATGGACGTACACCGTACAATGAAATTAAACAAGTGCCTCCTGGTCACTATGTCTATGATGGTTCAGTTCATAAGTATTGGAACTGGAACGCAGTTCATACTGGCACTAGCCTATACAATGATCTAAAACGAGCTACTGAGCTTCGCCTTGGTGGTCAAAGAGAAGTTTCTATCTTACTATCTGGCGGATTAGATTCATCTATCATATATGGGCTTCTAAAAGAAATCGGTCGAGTACCTACGGCTATTCACGTAGACAATGGTGAAGAAGACTATGCTCGTCTCGTTAGTTCTGATCTAGTTGATGTCAGTCTGTCTAGTGTTAACGACTTTGAGGCAGTCTTAGTGCACCAATCTCCTGTAGATCTTGGCTCAGTTAAACCCCAGATTGCTATGGCTAAAAAGCTAAGACAGCTTGGATTCTATGCAGTTCTTACAGGTGATGGTGCAGATGAATTGTTTGGTGGTTATAGACGGGCAAAAGAATACGATAGTCAGCAATCAGATGTATTCTGTGAGTTACCATACTATCATCTCCCTAAGATTGATCGTACCATGATGCGGTACACCATCGAAACACGGTCTCCTTTCCTTGCACCTTATATTGTTAAGCGTGCATTGTTTACTTCATATCGAGATCGCATAGATAAAAAGATCTTAAAAGAAGAGTTTGCTTCTATCGTGCCACGTGAGATATTAACACGAGAAAAGCACCCACTGAAAACTGAAACCATCCGGACAGATCCGATGGTACAAAGAAAGATAAATGATGAAATTTTCAGATCGATGGCATAAGCGGTATATGCAATTAGCTAGAACCGCAGCGACGTGGTCTAAGGATCCGTCAAGTCAAATTGGAGCTGTTGCAATTGGTGATAAGGGTCAAGTCCTATCTACTGGTTATAATGGTTTCCCTCGGAATATAAAAGATAGTCAACACCGTTTAAATACACGGGCTCTGAAATATCAATTGATGGTTCATGCTGAAATGAACTGCATATATAATGCTACATACAACGGCGTATCGCTTGATGGAGCAACGCTATACGTCGCTGGACTACCTTGCTGCTCTCAGTGTGCACTTGGAATTATTCAAGTTGGCATAAAAAAGGTAGTTATGGAAGGTGATCCTGAAAATGAGAGATGGAGAGAATCTTGGAAACTATCCAAGGAATTGTTTAATGAAGCACAAATAGAATGGGAATTTATAGATGAAACAACCGAAAAGAATTAGAAGGCCCAAGAAAGAAGAAGTTTACGACGACGATGAAATAGATTTTAATGATGGTCCTGATGGTGAAGAATTACGTAAAGGTGGTAATTTTACTGTTGCTATTATAGGCGACAAAGAAGATCTAAAAGTTCGATCTCTTACATGGGCATTCACTAGATCCTTAGTTAAGATCCTTCATGTCGATGGTAAAGAAATGGATTTAGAAGGTTTAGTGAGAGATGGAACTGCTCACGTAGTATTTTTCTGTAATCCAATTTCTCAAGATGAAAATGGCATATATCATGCCACAGAGCTAGAAGATGCTGTCTTGAGGGTTTTAGCCCAGATGAATTCTGGCATATGCATTAAGACTACGATGCCAGTTGAATTAGTAGATCGACTGTGTTCACGGAATACTAGAATCGTTTATCATCCTGATGTTATTCAAGAGTTTGAAGGTAATTTAGACGAAACGATGGATCCTAGGATTTTTGTTCTAGGCGGGCATCCTCAGTCTACGATGGCACTTCAAGAAATCTATTTTAGATTTAGTAACTATAGAACGTCACAAATGTCACATGTTACTCCAGTAGAAGCCGCCTTCGTTGAAGCTGGTATTGCTTCTATATGCGCTGCAAAGGCTACGTTGTTCAATCAATTATATGATGTTCTTCAAGAATATGGTGGAGACTATCATTTAGTCTCTACGTATATTGGTAGTGACCCGCGTATTGGATCATGGGGAGCACGAATCCCCAATCCAGACCTATCTCGAGGGTTTAGACAATCGAGAATGATAGAAGCAGTAAAACAACTATCTAATTTCAATGAGAGGTTTACAATTCTCAAAGAAGTTGATAGAATGAATGACACTTATCGCAACAGAGGAAATGAATCCGATGAGTATAATGGACAAGCTGAAGAAGAACAGCAAGCTGGGTCAGACGTCAGTACTAGCTGAGTCTAAATTTTTTAACGATAAAGATATGGTTCCTACGAGTGTGCCCATGATTAATGTGGCACTCTCCGGATCCGTAGACGGTGGGCTAGCTCCAGGACTTACAGTTCTGGCTGGTCCTTCGAAGCATTTCAAAACTTCATTTGCTCTGCTCATGGCAGCAGCATATATGAAAAAGTATCCTGAGTCTGTAATGTTATTTTATGACTCAGAATTCGGTTCACCGCAATCATACTTCCAACAATTTGGTATCGATACAACTCGAGTGCTTCATACACCTATAGCTAACGTAGAGGAGTTTAAGTTCGATCTAATTGGTCAACTAGAACAACTTGAACGTGGCGACAAGGTGGTCATTGTAATCGATTCAGTAGGCAACCTTGCCTCAAAGAAAGAGTTGGAAGATGCGCTTAACGAGAAATCAGTTGCTGATATGTCTCGGGCTAAAGCACTAAAAGGTTTATTCCGTATGGCAACTCCCTATCTTGCCATGAAGGATATTCCGATGATTGCGGTGAATCACACCTATCAAGAGATGGGATTATTCCCTAAGCAGATCGTATCTGGTGGCACTGGCATTTACTACTCTGCCGATAATATCTGGATCATTGGTCGACAACAAGATAAAGTCGGACAAGAGATTAAAGGATATCACTTCGTCATTAACGTTGAGAAATCAAGATACGTCAAAGAGAAATCTAAGATCCCTATTTCGGTATCTTGGGAAGGTGGCGTAGAGCCTTATAGCGGTTTACTTGAAGTAGCACTTGCAGGTGGTCATGTAACTAAACCATCTATGGGTTGGTATCAAGCAGAAGGTAGCGAAGCAAAGGTTCGTGAGAAAGATACATTGAACGCAGAATTCTGGAATCCTATATTTGCTAATACAGATTTTAAAGAATTTATTAAGAAGCAATATTCCATTGGCTATCAATCTGAAATACCTATGGAAGCTATAGTGGAGGAAGCCAATGGCTGATGAGCTAGTACTAGATCAAACCGTAAAGCTCGAAGAGAATGTAGACTTCGAGCTTATTATACCTACTAATGAAATAGAAGGTGCTATACAAGATCATTGGCACGTTCGATTACTAACTGGTGATTATCCAGAAACTGTAATTGAATTTGGCACCGTAAAGGTTGCTGAAGATGGTCAGACTCTGAACTATAATTTCGAAGTCGTAAGTAGTCCAGATCCAGATCTAAAGGCCGAAGACTTGGATCTTCAACAACACGCCGCAAATGTATTAATCTCAGTGCTCGATCGAGCAGTAGAAAATATGACAGCTAAGGAAAAAAGTAAATGAGGATTTTAATCTTTGGTCTTCCGGGTGCTGGTAAAACACACTTGGCCGAACGACTTCAAAAGCATCTTAATTGCGCATGGTATAACGCAGATGAAGTCCGTCGGATGGCGAACGACTGGGACTTTACCCCAGAAGGTCGTAACCGACAAGCAGAACGTATGTGGACATTCTCCCAGTTTGAGAGTAAGAATGGTCGTACAGTAATATGCGACTTCGTTTGTCCTACTGAAAAAACTCGTGAGCAGTTTAATCCGGATTATACAATTTGGATGAATACTATTCAAGAAGGACGATACGAAGATACGAATAAAATGTTCGAAGAGCCTCGTGGTCTTACTGATAAAATTATCGAAAAATTTCTTACTGATGAAGAGATCGAAGAGCTTTGTAATCAGATGAGGCAGGAATATGCCCTTATCTGAGACACAAGCTATAAATTGGGTCCGAGCTCAAACTTGGAAAATCCCACACAGCGGTGTTACTCTTTTCGATCATCTATTTAACACGTATTGTCTATTGAAAGATTGGCACCTGCCATACTCCGTTCGTATGGCAGGCTTGTGTCATTCTGTTTACGAAACCAAATATTTTACGAATGTAGATCTTAGGCAAAAACTTATAAGCAGACAACAAATTCAAGTGCTTATTGGGGTAGAAGCAGAAGATTTAGTTCATTGGTTTTGTACCACAGAAAATAGAACCCCGGCCATTATAGCTAATAGCGAAGGATGGCCGAGGAGGCTGTGGAGAAATCTTTTGTATATTGAATTAGCTAACTATGAGGATCAAGTCGTTAGATTTGAATCCTATAATCCAAATGTGGAATCTTATTACCGACCAAACTATGAAAAATTAAAGGAAACCCTAAATGCAAACTTTGCAAACTTTTGATTGGAAGAAGCCTACCACACAGATGCTAGGTCGCTGGCAACCGTGGCACGATGGTCACACCGCCTTATTTAAAGCAGCCTTGCTTCAGACTGGTCAGGTGCTAATCATGATTCGTGATGTTAATGGTATTGCTGGCGATGCTGGTGCTGGACGTACTGATCAAGTCCAAGATGATAATCCATTTACTAAAGAAGAAGTTATTCAGAACATTGCTGATGCTTTAGAGAAAGAGGGGTTTAACGAAGGACAGGAATATGTTATAATGTTTGTACCAAACATCGTTGACATCTCTTATGGTCGTGGTGTTGGTTACACGTTCACACAGCACGATCTTGGGGAAGAGATCCACAATATCTCAGCTACTAAGATTCGCGCACGCCTACGCGAAGAGGGTAAACTTTGAACATCAATCTAGAACAGACTATCCTGAGGAACCTGCTGGTGAACGAACAGTTCATGCGGCGGGTTCTCCCCTTTGTTAAACCAGATTATTTTGAAGGCACATATCAGAAATTATTTAAAGAAGTTGGCAAGTATGTTGCCAAATACAATAAGCTTCCAACACTTGAAAGCTTCAAAGTCGAGATCGATGGTGCAGACTCTTTCAATGATGAACAATACCGTCATGCTGTAGAGATATTACCAGAGATCTTTCGTACTGAAAAAGTCGATGACCAATGGTTACTTGACACAACTGAGAAATGGTGTCAAGACCGAGCACTATACAATGCTATCATGGAAGGTATATCCATTATCGATGGTAA